ACGTACGATACGCAAACGCGTATTGAGCTGTCGATCTTCCTGAGTAATCTTGACAAAGTGTCTCGATTGCTCACCACCACCCTAGGGGTCTATGACCCCGCAGAATGGAGGTTCAGACATGGTCCTGGCGCTATTGCAGAAACTTCTGGCCCGTCCAATAAGTACTATTGGACAAATTGGTCAGAAGTACTGGAAAGTGGGTTCCCTATTGCTGATTATGGCTTTCATAATCATAGCAGTTGGGCTGATAGGTGTGAGAATGGCGAGAGCATCGGTTCTTCGGAACCTAGTTCCCGTCTCATTGCGGTTCCCAAGACTTACTCGGGACCACGGCTTATTGCCGCGGAACCGAGTGAACACCAGTGGTGCCAGCAAAATTGCTGGGACTACTTCTGTTCCCGAACCCAAGGATCCTGGATTAGAGAGTTCGTCGCATTCCGCGACCAATCACTCAACCAGGCTCTTTGCTCGGAAGCATCGGAGACCGGCTCGCTCGCGACCGTCGATCTTTCGGCGGCATCGGACCGAGTCACCTGTCACGTCGTCGGGCAGCTCTTCTGGAGAAATCCAGGATTGCTTAGAGCCCTTCGATCAACCCGCACCCGTAGCTTGCAACAGAAACTGGCACCATCGGTGCCCGGCTCTATTGCTTTGAGAAAATTCTCAACTATGGGAAGCGCCAATACCTTTCCGGTGGAGAGCCTCGTATTCCTAGCGGTATCACTCGCCGCCGTTGCCACTAGGCGCGGCTTCGAGGATATCAGGAGGTCTACGATGGACTCCCTCATCGGGGAGGTGGCCGTCTTTGGGGACGATATTATTGTCCCCTCTGACAGTCGGGAGCTACTTGTACGTGCCCTTGAAGTTTTGTACTTCAAGGTCAACGACCAAAAGTCTTTCTGGACTGGAAAGTTCAGAGAGTCTTGCGGAGTCGACTCCTTTGACGGGTGTTTGGTTACACCAATCTATTGGAGGCAGCCGTACAACGGCGGACCAGAGAG